CGGGGAAACCCGGGACTTAATTTGAACTAGACCGTATGTACAAGGATGACCGTAGTAGCTACGACCGATAAGACCTGATCTACCACTAAGGCACGAGAGCGAACCGATGTATTCCAATGCGACCAACGATGAACAGACTGACATTCTATTGATGCTGGACTGACTGGAACCTGAGCTAAGACCCTGATAGCACCCAAATAAGACTATTAAGACGAAGCCCCAGTTAGGAACCCATTGATCTTTGTAAAATTCTCCTCCTTAGGAGATGCAGTTATGCCGTTGGCGGTAAGTTTAGATTATGTAACCTTTGCGAAACAATTTAGTTTAGTTTGATCTAATTTTACGTGTGTATTCTTCCGCTGAAAGTGTCTATAGGATTTGTATTACCCGTATTTATATAGGATTTCTCTGAACATAGACATTACGACGTTAGGATACTGACCCCTGCCCGACCCCCTCAACCCCCACCCAACGGATTTATATGATGTACAATTGACGTGTTTGTTATTGACTCACTCGTATCTACTTTTGTGGATGCAGAAGAGTTAGGCAAACTTTGTGTGAATGAATGAATGTATGTTACGCACAGGTATTGAAACTGTGTATGCCCGGCGGCGCCGGATGAACCATAACTCAAGCTGGAATAGGGATAGTACCGCCCTAGCCTCACTTTGTGGATTTGAATGAACAACGCGAGTTTAAACCGCCGCAGCGATTACGCTATGTTTACGCTCGTGACGTTTATTTACGTCCACTGTACCCTGTGTGAAACTGAAAAACGGAGTAATGACCCGGCCTGAAGGAGGCTCTACAATGTAAGGATGTGTGCTTGCACTGCCCGTGTTGTATCACCTTTAGGATCTTGGAATCACAGGGAAAGTACTGCTAACAATCAACCCGACCATGCCCGCCCACTCTCGACCCGAACTAACAATGGATGATGAACGATGTGAGAAGTACAAGATGCGCGTGAAGTACGCTGCCTGTCCCGAACTGCGTGAAGCCAAAGCTCGCGACCGAGCTGCCCAGAAGGCAGCAAAGTTGCAGATGGTTGAATGGCAGAAGATTAAGGACGAACAGTGCCGAGGCCTTGCCCAAGGCCGAAGCTACGACCCCCGCTACGCCCAAGTGAGATTTGCTGAACCCCCCTTCATTTCTGACCTTTGGAAGAAGGTTAGGATTGACGGAATTGACCGATGGATCTACGATCATTGGATGGTGGAGTATACCATCAATGAACTTCGTAGTATGTTGCACCGACCGATTCACCACGATGGAGTGAACTACACCACGTATGCTTTTCCCGCATGGTCCCCCGTGTGGATTAAGGATGCTGTGATGGGAGATCACATTGACCTGAACGACCGTTACCAGAACCCCCTGCAGATGTGCCGTCGTGCTCCTAGTGTCTTCTCACGAAGATACTGGGAGCAGGATAGTGCTGACGCACAGCTCACCCGTGGATTGGCCCTCGGAAAGAAGTTGTGGACCGCGTTCGCCTGCTCTGGCGTGCGCGGTATGCACCTTCGATTCGAGCCTGCTGATCATACGAGTGAGTTCTGGAGACAGATCTACAACGACAAGACCCCCCGTAAATTCCGAATCACTCAACACCGAAATTGGAGATGTCCCCATGTTTTCCCTGCAGTTGTCCCTCAGCTGCTACCCGTGAATGCCTACCCCGATGAAGTGAACCCTGAACTGGATGACCATGCCGATGCCCCCCAACCCCGTGGAGAAGCCCAGTTTGGAGACGTGAACATGTCAGTCCTCTCTGCTGGAGGAGTGCGCAATTTTGTTGAAGGATTGCGCCCTCTTCTAGCGGAGATGGCTGAGAAGTTCGAGTCGATGAAGTCGACTGGGAAATGGCTGAACGTACTGCTGCAAGGCGGTTTCGCTTTGGCCCACATGATCCAAGCTGATTGGTCATTTGCGTCGGTAACGACGTCGATGACCCAGTTTCTCATGTCCCTTCCCCTAGTCGAAGGTGTGACGAACGCTTTGATGGGTTGGGCCGTCTCCTTCTTGCAAGGAGAGGACCCAACGCCAGCTTATCGTTTTGCATACCCCGTGATTGGAGGATTGGCACAGTCTGGAGAGACTGTGGATGCTGCCTGGATGAAAGTTTTGACCGCCGTCGCCGCTGTTTTTGGAACAGCGGTGGTGACGATCGGACTTGGAACGATGCCCGGAGGAACGATGACGAACAACTTCATCAACCGTATCTCTCGAATGTCAGCAGTCGTTAATTCGATTGCGGACATGCAGAGTTGGTTGACAAAGTTGTTTGACGAAGTTCTTGACTACATTCGTGTGACTTGGTTCGGATATAGCTCCTCCCTTCTGGAGGAGTGGAAAGTTTTCGACACCTGGTGTAGCGACGTTGCTGCGCTCAGAACGACTGACTTTGAGATGGAAGCCCGCTTGGATGCGTCTGTACGCATCCGAGTGGACTCCCTTCTTCAGCGTCAGGAGTACTGGGCGAAGAAATTCGCTACGATGAGAATCCCCCCTGCCCAACAGGCGCGCTTCGTGGCGTGCTCTCTCTTTCTGGAGAGAGCACGTCAGGCTGTGTCCCTGAGTGGAGCTGGCTGCCACACCCCTCGCGTGCCCCCGACGATATTTCATATCGTTGGTGGCACGGGAGTTGGCAAGTCAGAGATGGTGAACATGCTGAATGCCTACCTGCTAGCCGCCCATGGCTACAAAGACCCGACCGACCTCTCGACCCGTATCTATTTCCGCGATGCTACGCAGCAGCGCTGGGATGGGTACACGAACCGTGTGCAAGGAGTCGTCTGGGACGACTTTGGCATGGTGAAGGATACCCCCTCGAACCCCTCGAATGAACCCGCTGAGATTGTGCGCGCGGAGAATTCCGCGCCCTGGCAACTGGAGATGGCGAACCTTTGCGAAAAGGCTCAGACCTACTTCCAGGCTCGCTGGGTTCTCCTTACTTCGAACGCCTCGTCGTTCAAGTGGGAGAATCTAACGAACCCGGAAGCCGTTAATCGTCGCATTTCACGTAAGTTCCGGCAGACTGTTGTGCCGGAATATCAGCGTGTTGTGATGATCAATGGAGCTCAGACTGTGATGCTTGACGTGCCCAAGGTGACGAAAGAAGCCTTGACTGACCCGACTGTGTACGAAAAAGTGTGGAGTTTTCAAGAGATCGACCCTCAAAACGTCGCCCAAGGAGGCGGCGATGTTGAGATAGGCGATCCGATGGACTTCACAGCTTTTGCTGAGACCGTTAACCAGACTGTACAGACCCGTAGAGCCAGCTCGGAGAACAAGTTGCAACACATTAGCTCATTTTTTGAGCGATGTGTTGCGATGCGTAATCCGATTGTTGGCCAAGCCCACATGGAACAGGAACACCCCCCGACCTCGACCGAACGACTGCGACGCTTGCGTGAGCAGCTTATGGAGCCGGAACCCCCGGCCCTGAGTCCATATGCTGCTGACCTTGAGTCCCCTGGACATGATGTTTCCCCACTAGAACGTACCCTCTCCGCTGCTGAGCGGGGAGTTCCCGAGAGTACGATCCCTCTGTATGAAGCTACGGAGGCTAAGGAAGTGTTGTCGAAAGGACGAACTGCCACTGTGTTCGCCTCCTCGCGAGCAGAGATGATGTCAAAGATGGAACCTGTGTGTGACTACCTTTATGGTGGTCACAGCGGAAACAACCCGACCGGACGTGGCAATCCGGCTCATTTCGAAAGACTTGAGCCGGTGCCCCGCGTAATCGAACGAGAAGATGACCTCGCTCACTTGACCTGGCCGTCTGTTCCCTACAAACAGACCTGGGCCGAGTGGGCGACTGGTATGGTGCATTTGAACCTTCGGAGAGTCGTTCTTTACAACGAATTTCCGGAGGAGAAGAAAGTGCTGTACCGTCCCCCCCCCGACTATGATGCTACCCCTCTGCTGAGCAAGACGTGTGCGGTGGTTCCCGGTGCGAGAGCCCGAGAATTTACCAAAGCGTTTTGTTTGGCCAATGCTGTGTATGTGTTGCAAGGATTTGGAGTGAATGGAGCCCTGATAAAGGCGCAGCGAGCGAGAGACTACGGTCAACCGTTTGATGCGTCAGCATTGGAGCTGTTCAACGCTGTGATGTACACACATTACGGTCGTCTTGACGACACCGAATTGTGTGGGCAACACGGCGATGAACGCCTGACATGGAAGTCTTCATACCAGTGTGTGGAGGCTTCAACGAACTACCTGCTTGAATGGTTTGATTGGATGAAGATGACTGTGAGTACGATGAAACAGGAGGTGATGTTCACGACTATTCGTGTGCTGATCATCCTAGGAGTTTCGTCTGCTGCTGCGTATCTGATGAAGATGTTCTTCAGTTGGAAGAACAAGAAGACCCCTGCAAAGCCCAAACCGACCCCGAATGCTGAATCTGCCCCTGAGAAGACACCCGGTGCACGTCGTGGCCCAGTGGAGTCTCGTCAAGAGAACACTGCTGGACCACGGCGCGGACCGGTTGAGTCCCATCAGGACAAGACCGCAGGATCACGGCGCGGAAAAGTTGAATCCTCGCAAGAGAAGACAGCTGGCCCGAGCCGTGGACCTGTGGAGACCGCCCCCTTCGTAGATGAAGAAGGAACTGCGGCCTCATGTGCGTGCGCGCCCTCGCTCTTTTGCGAGTTGTGCATGCGCCGAGGCTACAGAACCTGCCGATACCATTGTGTGCATGGAGATGCACAGTCGAGTTTTGACCAGAATGCGAAAGAACTGGAACAAAAGTTGGCGAAGAACACCTATTCCATTACCCGTGTAGTGGACGGAGTTTCGACCCGACTTGCCCAGATCGTTTTCATTGCTGGTCGCGTTGCGATCACGAACCGACATGTTGTGAAGGCGCTGCGCGGAGAGGTTCAAATCACCAACTCTGACTATTCGAGGACGATGAACATCCCGGTCGCCGAACTTAGGTTTGGCTTCTTGGATGAGAAATCGATTCATGGATATAAGGACGTTGCTCTGATTGAGTTTCCCCGCGCGGTGATGCTTCACCCGGACATTCGCAAGCACTTCATGACCAAAGAGGATTTTTGTAACCACAAAGAACTTCAGATGGTCGCGTTGTACTCGTTGAGTGCCCAAGGACATTTGCAAATCCGATACTCTGGAATGTGCAGAGCCGAAGATCGCGTCGCATTTTCTCTCGAGTGCCCTACTCAGGAGACAGTGCTGGTGCGTGAATGGTACATGACTGACATTCAGACCCAGAGAGGTGACTGCGGAGGGATTCTCTCTTCGCATGATTCCGCGTTCGAGCGGAAGTTTATCGGAATTCACATGGCTGGAATGGATTTGAAACCCTACTCTGCCGCCGCCGTGGCAGTGCATCAGGGAGTTCTTAAGGAGCTCGTTGATGCACTCCCACTGCGGTATCCGGAATCACTTGACTGCGCCTTTCACGAGGTGCCCAACCCCCATGGAATCACTCAGTTTGATCGCCCGTTCGAGGGCGACTACACTCTGCTTGGAACCGGACCGGAAGTGCACGCCAATGTTGTGAGCCAGATCGTGCTTAGCCCGATTGCGGAAGCGATTGAGCAAACGTGCGGACCAGCTCTGACGAAACCTGCGATGCTACGGCCTAACAAGGAACACGACCCCCTTGCCAAGGCCCGACAGAAGGCTTTTGCGCCTGGCGTTGTGATTGACGATGCCCTTCTCGAGGAGTGTGCGACTAACTATCGCGCACTCCTCGAGCGGGATATCCTCGAGACCGACCGCCGAGTGCTGAGCTTTGAAGAAGCTATCGCTGGAGTGGAAGGAGATCCCTTCTACACTGGCATAAAGCGTAATACCTCCCCCGGGTATGGCTGGAATGCTGGTGGAAAAGGAAAGCGTGCGTTTCTCGGAGACGAGGAATACATATTCGACCACCCCGAAGTTGTTCAGAAGACTGCCGAAATGATGGATCGCTTGCTGCGAGGCGAGCGGTCACAGACCGTTTGGACCGACACCCTGAAAGATGAACGCCGCCCAATCGATAAGGTGGACGCGGGCAAGACTAGGTTGTTCGCAGCTGGAGAGCTTGCGTACTTGATCTTGTTCCGCCAATACTTTAGCGGTTTTGCGGCACACATGGCGAGAAACCGGATCGAACTCGAGGCCTGTATTGGAATCAACCCCTACTCACAGGACTGGAATAGACTCGGCCAACGCCTGACCCGACACGGAAAGAATGTTGTTGCTGGTGACTTTTCAAATTTCGACGGAACTCTTTCCGCAGCTGTCCTGTGGAAGTGTCTGGACTTGATCCAGGACTTCTACCAGGGAACTGAGGAAGAAGCGTTCATTCGGCGTCGACTTTGGATTGACATCGTTCACAGCGTGCACACAACGAAAGGCGTGATGTACATGTGGAACCACTCTCAACCATCTGGATGTCCCATTACTGCTACCCTGAACTCGCTGTACCACTCACTGGTCGCTCGTTACGTGTACGTGCTCTGCGCGCGTAAGTACCAACCCGACGCCACTAGCTTGACCAACTTTAACAACAAGGTTGCTCACGCAAACTACGGTGACGACGACGTGTACAACATCGACGAATCGATCATTGACTGGTACAACCAGATTACGATGGCGGAAATGTTTCAAACTATCGGCATGACCTACACCGATGAGCTGAAAACCGGCGAGCTCGTGAAAGCGAGAAGCCTCGACGAAATTCAGTTCCTCAAAAGGAAGTTCCGGTGGGATGATAACCAATCCAGATACCGTGCCCCTCTCTCACTTGATACCATTCTTGAGATGGCCAGGTGGGTGAAGGGCAAAAAGAATCATTGGACCCTTGCTCAAGAGACTCTCCAGGAGGCGTTGTACGAAGCCGCGGAGCACGAGAGGAGTGTGTTCGAGGACGTCGTGCGGAAACTTGAACCCGCGCGGCGTCTTGTGAACAAGCGCCTCCCGTGCCCGGCGTCGACGTACGACGCTTACCAGGAAAGCCAACTTTGGAAGTATTGTGTTTGACGAATGCGAAATCTCGGTGACCGGAGCTTGGAGCCAACCGCCGTACGGTTCCATGCAGCAAATTCTGCTCGAGTGCACTTTTGTGCGATGGGAGAGCTATTTAGTTCTATTGATACATGTGTGCCCATCTAAATTTAATAGATCAATGTATCCGGCGTGCTGCCGCGGAAGCCTGGGTGTGCCCCGCGGTGAAGAACCACCACCTGCTAACCAAGAAACAAACCCAAACCCCACATCAACAGACTCAGGTCACACCCATCAGGGTGAGCTTGTTGATCCCGACGTGACCATGACCCGGACCGAAGTTGCTCTTTTCGTAAATGAGGGAGAGACTGCGCGAGGAGAACATATGAAACCATCAACTGAACCGTCCCAGCTCGAGGCTGCGGCGACCGACTCACTGCCTAACGATGTGATTGGCTTCCTTCAGAGGCCCATTCAACAGGCTACAGTGGATTGGTTGTCAACGTCACCTGCTGGCACGCGACTCTATGGCATCAACTTCCCGTATAACTGGCTCAAGAACCAGATGGTACAAGAAAAGGTTGCCGGATTTCGATACTTGAAAGCTGACTACAGGGTGAAAGTCCAAGTTAACGCCCAGCCGTTTAACGCTGGAATGTTGCTTATGATGTTCAAACCCCTTAACACTCAGCTGGCTTATGCCCCTTCAAGCGCTCGTCATCTTGGTGGCCTGACTGGTTACCGTCATGTTACTCTCGATCTTGCCACTTCTACAGAAGCTGAACTCCTCGTTCCTTTCCCTCATCTACTCTCACACATTGATCTTGCTCGAGGCGTGGGTGCACTCGGAGAAGTTGACATCTATGTCTATTCGCCCCTCACAGGGCTTACTGACGTTGACTTTACCGTGTGGATCCAAGCCGAGAATCTGTCTGTTCAGATCCCAACATCCCTATTCGTCCCGCCCCCCCCGACGTTCAAAGGAATTGCGCAAGTGAACCTGTCTGCAGAAAAGAAACGACCCGGAAACGTAGAAACGGCCGCCCGAACTGTTGGAACAGTTGCCAAAGTGGCGTCGATGATTCCCGGCCTAGGAGGTATTGCCTCCGCAGCTGGTGCTGTTACCGATGCCGTCGCTGGCGTTGCTTCGATGTTTGGGTGGTCGAAACCGACTGACCCCGAGTACCCGATGAAAGTTGAAGTTGGATATGCTAAATACACTGCCAATAGCAATGGTGATTCCAAAGCTAAAGGCCTAGGATTTGACAGCCGAACTGCCGTTACTCTCCCGACTAGTCTAGCAAACGACTCGGAAGATGAAATGGCGATTCAAGCTATAATCTCGCGCCCAGTGTACTATACGCGATTCGGATTCAACAAGACTCAGGCGCCCGGAACTCTCCTGTTTTCTACCCCTGTCTGCCCGACGGCGTGCACCAAAGCAAACTTCACAAGTACAGCGATTATTGGAGTCACGTTTTTCAATACCTTTTTGAGTTACTTGGCCCCATTGTTCACGTGCTACCGAGGTGCGCTGAAGTACACACTCCGTCTGGTTAAGACCCCTTTCCATTCGGGGAGAATCATGATAACCTACGTTCCAGGAGCAGAACTAGCGACAGATTTTGCGGTAATTGACCTTTCTAAGTGCTACAGACAGATCTACGATCTACGACGAACTAGTCTCATAGAATTCGAAGTACCCTTTATCCACAACGCCCCTTTCAAGTCTATTCGTGCCTTTACTAGTGGCATCAACCCTACTGCCTTAGCGTACACCGTCCCAACTGGAATGGTGTATGTGTCAGTGGTTAATGCGCTGCGTAATCCCTCTACCACAGCTGACGCGATCGACGTCATTGTCGAAGTTAGCGGAGGGAAAGATTTTCAGTATGCCGGACCTGTACTCGCTCTTACCGCTGGCCCTGATGTCAACTACTCTATCGTTCGCGGTGGAGAAGTTGACACTCCTCTGGTGTATTCCGGAGAAGCTCAGATCAACGAAATTGCGCCCATGTCTGCTACGACTGAAATGGCTATGAATGAACATGGAATTGGTGAAGTGGTTCTTTCTCTACGATCACTCCTCAAACGTTACACCGAGTTCGTCTCGAGGTTTTCAAATCCGGTTCAAGTGTTTGACCCCACCTGGGAGAATACAGTTCCATCCCGACCCGGGCTGCTTCAGCAACAGATTGACATCTTTACCTGGATCAGCCAAATCTTCCGTTACATGTCTGGCGGTATGCGCCTTGCTATGCTGATGAAGAAGGACTCACTCGGATACAGGTATGCCGTGACCCCTGTTGGCCTCGGTTCTCTTGACCCTGATTCCCTAGTTCAGACAACTCAGCGTGGTAACGTGTACCAGTTTCCAACTGTCGAACCATTTGTTGAGATTGGTGTGCCCTTCTATCAGCGCACCCCTGCAATTCTCACCGAAGTTGGCTCCCCAGCCGACGCGAGTGCCGACAGCACTGGAGGCTATACTGCTATGCCCCATAACGGAGGAACGATGGTCTCAATTTTCCCTATGGAGAACGACACGATCATGACGGTAGACGACGTCGACGCATCATTCCGCCTTCTGCGGAGCATCGGCGAAGATTTCTCATTCTTCTACCTCCTTGGTCCCCCGATCACCGGTGTCTACTCGACACCACCCCCCCCCTAAATTGCCCTTGCGGAGCAACCACAGATTGTGAAGCAAGTATGCGAAACGTATTGGACTTACGTTTTTAGCTATGACGATGAAACCTGCCACGGTTTTCCCCTCTAGATTTAGGGGGTTTTTACGTGGTAGGCGACATAAGAGCTAAATACGAGCGTGTCGCATTAGGCAATTTATCAAATAGTCCCGTGGTAATTGCCGCGAGTTAGCATAGACGATCTTAGACGTATTATAGTCACCCCTCTGGTGGCTATTCTTATTGTTGTGTTAATTGGCGA